CCCCACCCTCGTGTTGACGTAATCGAGCGTTCGGTTAATCGCCGACATCGCCGCGCCCGGCATCTGCTTCTCCAAGCCCGAGAGGCCCTTAACGATCTTATTGACTTGGCTTGTGTCGATCGTAACCTTCGTTGGCACGATTACTCACCTCGGTTCTGATTCAGCAGGATCTCGTATACACCGGCGTGCACCTTAACGTCATCCACGTACATCATCCGGTTGTTGAACACCTGGGTGCCGCCGATCGCAGGCTTCGAAGGGAGGGCGGAGACCGGGATGAAATACAATATCAGCCCGGTCGACACGCCTTGGTATTCAGTTGCGGCCCGCTTCTGGAGGCGATCGTCGTCGATCACAACGGTTCGATTCGTGCCCTCGATGTTCACCGTCTCCGCGAATTCGTCGGCGGCAAAAAAGACCGACCCGAGGTCGCCGGCGATTTGATCCTTGAAACTCACCGTACGATCGCGTCGTCGGCATTAAATGCCGGTGGTAGCGCGTCCTCTTCTTCGTTTTCCTCGTCCGCCTCGGAACCGCCATCGGGAGCGACGCCAGCGTTCTTCGCCGCGATCCACTCCTCCAGGACTTTCACGGCGGACTGGCGCGGAGGAGTTTTACCGAGCTCGTTCTCCAAGAGAGCCCGCACCTCGTCGATAGATTCCGCCGTCGCGAGGAACTCTTTCAGTTCCTTAACGGTCATCTCAGGCGGCACGTTATTCGAGGCGTCTTCCGCGGCACCCTCCCGGACTAGCTCCGCGGTTCCAGACGAGATCAACTCATCTTCGTCCTGCGCGCTTAAGCCCGAGATTACTTCCCCGGGCCTGTACGTCTTCTGGCCATCAAAGACCATGCCGTGCTTAACAACAACGCTCATGTCGGCGCCCCCTTAATAGACGTCAGCGACGAACCAGCCGTCGACATCCGAAGGGATCGGGATCGGACGAGAAGTCAAACGGATCATACGCGCATCCCCGTCCTGGTTCGCCCACGACTTCGGCACGCGCGTACCTTCGTACGTGTGGAACTGCCCGTCCGCTTCCATTTGCGTGACAGCTCCGTAAGAGAAACCGCCGAGACCGGGGCGTGCAAGGATTACATGGTCGTCCGGAATGAACGGCTGCTCGACGCCATTGTCGTCGATGAACCAATCGTCGTACGTGTAGAGCTCCAATCCGAGCCCAGGCAGCTTACCGCAGTACGTCAGAGCTTCGTCCACGACGCTCGGATTCATGAGCGCGATCGTGGCGTTCTGCTGCTTCAGGAGCTCCAAAATCTCGGAGTCTTTCCGGAATTTCTCCCAAGCTCCTTGGCCGAAGATCGCCATCGTCGGCGCGCTTCCAGAGGACTTGATGACGTTCAAGCGCCATTGCTGCAGGTTGCCGTATTTCTTACCAGCGGAACCGGCATCGTCCCACTTTGCCGTGCTCGTCAGCGTGACCTTGTTCGTGAAGCCGAAGTTGATTTCGTCTTCGATGAAGTTCGAGTCCAGCTTGTCGATGAAGCCCTTAACGACGATCGGCTTGCCGAGCAAGAGCTCCCGCGCCATCCACTCGAGGCGCCGCGAAATCATATCGTCCAGTTCGGCCAGGTCCGTGCCGAGCAGTTGAGCCTGGCGCTGCGCCGGCGTCTGCTGGCTGAAGACGTTTTCGCCCATTCCGCGTGTGACGAGGTCATCCAGCGTCAGGACGCGCTGCGGTGCAATTTTAGGCGCCGTATACTTCTTCGTTTGGTAACCGTCGCGAGCCACGGTAATGCCGCCGCGCCGCGGTGCGACGAACGGAGCCATCGGTCGTTTGCCTTTCTTGTAGTCGAAGATAACGTCATCCGTCAGGAACGTATTTGTCCCCGGGAAAAACGTGCTCGTGAAGAATTTGCGGAGCGGCATCATCTTACGGACTGCTTGAAGCATCGTTGTTGTCTTGTACAGATCCAAATTCATCGGTCAGTCGCCTCCTTATTCGTACGCTTGGACATCTTTGAGGAAGATGCCCTTCGTGCGCAACGTTGCTTCGTGGTCTGCCGCGTCATCGGTGCCGCCGAACACCAGTGCACCGCGATTAAACTCGCCGCTGATGTAAGCGGACGTAACGACATCGCCGTTCGTCGTGTCGACCGTATCCGTCAAGATGCAGTCAGCCACTTGGCTGCCGTCCTCGGCAGAGCTATCGACCTTCTTGCCTTTACCGCTCGTCGTGACGATGCCGAGCACCGTCCCGCGAGCAAGGATGCCTTGACCCGTCAGCACCGTGACGCCCTTAATGTCGACCGGGTGCGTCGTGCCCGCGATCAGGTTGTCCGGCGTCGTGGACCCGAAAGAGCCGTTGAACAGGTTACCCATCTTATTTCGCCTCCGTTCCGCGGCCGGCGTTAGCAGCTGCCGCGATCATGTCGATGTTCTTCGCTTCTTCTTGCTTCTTCGCTTCGTCCGCATTCGGCGGCGTTTGCGAATTCACAGCGGTGCTATTCGCAAGCTCTTGCTGTCGATTTTCGAGGTGCTTAATGCCCTTGCCCGCGTCGGCCTTCAGCGCCTGGAGCGCGAGCTCGCCCGCCGTGATCGGCGTCTCGTACTTCGCCTTTACCACCAAGTCGTCGGCGACCGTCGCTGCGATGTCGTCGATGTCCTTGATGCGCTGCCGCTCCTGGTCGGCGCCAGCCTTAACGGCGACAAGGTAGGTCTCAGGGTGTTTCGCTTTCAATTCTTCCAAATCCATTGTCTTGTCCACCTCTTCCGTTTGATTTTCGGTACCAATGCTGTTCAAAACTCGCTGAATCCCGCCCAGGGAGGACAGAGAAGAGAGGTCAAGTCCTTCGACTTTTCCACCCTTGAGAGCCGCATTGATCATTACATCCCGAAGTTTTTCTTCAATCTGCGGCGGAATCTCCCCGAAAATGCTGTTCGAAACGGCCATAAGGGTGTTGTCCTCGTCGAACAATATGCCGTCGGCAAACCCTAACTCAATGGCTTGTTGCGCATTCATCCACGACGTTTTGTTCATCAAGTCCAGCAGCTCTTCGGTCGTTTTTCCTGTTCTCAACCGGTAAGCGTTGGTGATCGCCACGTCGGTCCCGCGGAGCATGTCGGTATTGCTCGCATGGATGTTTTTGTCGCCTTCCGTTCCGGTCCTCGCATTGTGGATCATCAGTTGCGACGTAGGCGACATCATGATCTTATTCGCGGCCATTAGGAAGAACGAGGCGGCGCTTGCGGCCACACCGGTGACTTTCGCAGTCACATTGCCTGCATACTCCTTTAAGATCGTGTATACTTCGGAGCCCGCGAAAACAGATCCGCCTGGGGAGTTAATGTACAGCTCAACCTCCTCACCTCGGGCGTCATCCAACTCCTTGGACAACCGACCGGCACTGATGTAAGGCATGCCAAACCAATCGTAAAGCCATGAGCTGCCGTCGCCGATGACCGGACCGTTGAGTTTAATCTTCTTCGGCATTCTTTTCTCTCACCTCCTCTCCTGTGCTCGTCGTCGGGTTGATACCCGCATCCGCAAGCGCCTTGTTCTCGATCCGGAGATGCTGGACGTTCGTCCAAAAATCGCTTCCGTTGGTCTCGATTGCCTCGCGCTCACGTGTGCTGAGGCCCATCGCAACACGCTTCTCCGACGCTTGAACCTCTTTCACCGGGTCAAGCTGCCCCGGAGCCGGACCGTTCCACTCCGCTTGAGACCAAGCTTTACGTATGGCCGGGTCATTAAAAAAACCCGGCGCGCGTATGCGGCCGAGTGCGATTGCTTCCGCGAGCCATTCTTCGTATACCGGCTGGCAGAATTCCTTTGCTGTCCATCGCCGGCGCATCCGAAACATCTTCCACGCCTCGAGTAGAGCCGCGCGGCTGGCAGAATACGACGACTGGAACGATTTAAGCAGCAGCTCATAAGGGATTTCGAGCGCGGCGCCAATGTACCGGCAAAGCGCGCTGACAAATGGGTCGAAATTGGCGTTCGGTCTTCCCGGGTTGGCGATTTGTACATCCTCGCCCGGGTCAAGCACGTTGATCGCTCCGACGCCCATCTCGTAGGTGTTGGGATCTTTGCTCGCGACTTGCTCCTCTGGAGCCACCATGTCGTCGAATGGGTTTTCGGACGACGGTCCGCTTGATTTGACGAACACCGTGAACATACCCGAGATTACGCTCGCCATCAGCTCCGCCTCGGTGTACCGAGTGATCTGCTTCAGCGTTTCGATCACCGGCGCGAGAAAGGGCACCCCGCGTCTTTGCTCGGCGCGGTCGGTATCCATCAGGTGCAGGATGTTCGGGCTCCCCGTTTTCGGCCCGTAGGCTTCGACCCTAACCCATTCACGTATTTGATTCGTAGTGAAGTCCGTGGGATATGTGTTGGCGATGTGGTAAGCCACGAGCACGCCGTTTTTGTCGACTTCGACTCCGGAGATGATTCGGTTTCCGTTCGGCGCTCTCCCCTCCACCGCATCTCCAAGGATGCCCGACGTCATCGGTGTACTGACCCTATCGGCCTCGATGAGGTGAAGGCGCAAACCGTAAGGCATCCAGTTTGTTCGTGGCGCTTGGCGAAACAGCGCGAAAGAATCGCCGTTCATGAGCATCCCGAGAAAAGCAATTCCTTGCTGGTCGTAAAAGTCGTTCATCCGGATCGCGTCGCAGTGCTTCGACTCCGCCCACACAGCAAATTCTTTTTCGACTTTCCCGCACCATTCGTCCGCTTGCTCGTCGGTTAGCCCCAACGTCTCAGCGTCGATCCGTGCTTTGAGCCGCAGCCCCGGGCCGATGACATTCGTCCGGGCGGTTTTGAGCGCCGCTGCGCCGATAGGGCTGTTCATGTAAAGGTCGCGGGCGCGCCCGCGCAGAGTGTCCAGACTCCGATCTATGTCGTCCCGTGGATTTAGAGACGGGGAGATCCAACCGCGCATGCTTTTCTTCTGGGTGGACGCGCCGCCTTGCTCGTAGCCATTTAAAACCTCGACCACTTTGCGCGCCGCCACTCGGCGCATCCCGGCCTCGGGATTGAAAAACGATACTACTCGATCTGCGAAATTCATCTGCAACACCCCCTTTCATGGTCACGGCACCTTAAAAATCTCGTGGAATCACACCAAACACCCGGTTCCGCCCCCTCCCGGCGGCTTTCGCTTCCTCGGCCGCGATCTCTTTTTCAAGATAATTGATCTGATCCTTGATGTAGGACATATTGACACGGCTCAACTCGCGAGAGCCGATCCGGTACGACTGCGCGCCAGTGAGGAGCGCCGTCTCGGCATCGTAATACATCTGCAGCCTGCTCCTGAGCGTTTCAAGTCGAGTTGCCAAAGCGATCGCCTCCTTACACGTCTATTCCACGCTTCATGACGCCACCGCGGCGCTTTACGGCGGGTTGTTTTTGTACCGCCGGCTCTGCGCTAGTCCCATTCAACCGTTGATCCAGCGCATCGTAATTCGGATTCAAGATTTCCTTCGCCGCGAGCGCGTAGTTCCGCGCATCGAGTGCCTCATTTCGAGCGCTGGACGAAATCTTTTCCCACACGTACCGCGTTATGCCGTTCTTTTTCCGAGGGACTAGCTTCTCCGAAAGCAATCCCTGGAAGTAGTAGCGGTCGTAACCTCGATCGGCTCCGGGGAAGTGGCAGTATTTCGGCCCCGGCTCCTTCACCTTAAGCGCCGAAAAAACGCTACTTTTTCCGTCATCCACCCCTAGGATGACAAGCAGCGCCTTCTCTTTGTTGTTCCTGGTATAGCGATGGATCAGCGGGATGCCTGGTCCGCCTTGTCCTTTTACGGACAGCACGCGGCGATGCTCATTCCGCTTGGTGTACTTGTAAATTTCCGATGTGTAATGGCCTCCGGAGTCGACGCAGGTGCACGCGACCTTCAGCCCTTTTCCATCAGCGAAGTAACGAACGCGGTTCAGCACGTCATCGAGCTGCTGCAACGTCTGCGGGTTGTCGGGCTTGCCGACGATCACTCCGTATTCGATCCCCCAGCTCTCGTGATCGCGGCCCCAGCCGACGATCTCGTATTCGAG